ATTGCTACACCTGTCGGTGAACGATATAGTTACGAATTGACAGCTTCAACTTTACAAACAGTATTAGATGGTAAACAAATTACAAGAATTGATATAAGTTTACTTATTGAATTAGCAGTATCAGTTATTATAGGTTTAGTTATAGTAATCATAACAAGATTTACACCTTATTGGTTTATAGGAATAAAACTTTTAAGTTTATATGGCGCAAGTGTTTTTGCCTCTTATTATCTGTTTAACAAATATGCTATATTAGCAGACTCAAGTTGGATTATTATTACAATTACAGTTGTAGGATTTCATAGTGTCTTTAATAGATTTATTTTAGAGTTTAAATTAAAACAACAAATCAGAAAACAGTTTGAGAAGTATTTGGATCCAAGACAAGTTGCTATACTTGTAAAGAATCCTGAAAAACTAAAACTTGGTGGTGATAGAAAAGAAATGTCTTTCTTGTTTATGGACATTGTAGGTTTTACTCCTATTTCTGAATACTATAAAAACAAAGATGATCCTGAAGGACTAGTTGCTGTAATCAATGATTATCTAAATCGTATGAGTCAAATCGTTTTAAGAAATGGTGGTACGATTGACAAGTATATGGGTGATTGTATTATGGCATTTTGGAACGCACCATTAGATTGTCCTAATCACGCTGAGATGGCTGTAAAGACAGGTATAGAATGTGCTGAAGAAACTGAAAAGTTAAAAAAAGAATTTAGGGAGAAAGGTCTTCCTGATATAAACATAGGTTCAGGTGTTAACACAGGAACTTGTATTGTCGGTAATATGGGTAGTGAAAACCGATTAGATTATTCTGTTGTAGGTGACGCTGTAAACTTGGCAGCTAGACTTGAGGCTGCTACAAGAAATTATAGAGATGAAAGTGGAAAGGTTACACCTTTGATTTATTCTTCCTATACAAAAGAGCAACTGAAAAATATTAAGTCAATTGAGCTAGATAAAATTAAGGTTAAGGGTAAAGATGAGTTAGTAACCATTTATAAACCAGTAACAAACTTAATGGAGGGTTATGACTTTACTTCAAAAAAGAAAGTTAAAACTAATAGCAAAAAGGATAATAAGAAATGAAAAAAAAAGAAAACTATACTTACTCAATTTACACTGGCTCAAAATTAAGAAACAAAAGTTACGGAGACGCAGAAAAACATTTATAAAACTTTGGAAAGTTAAAAGATTACAAGAGTTAAGAACTATACTCAAAGTTGCATAATAATAAATACTACTATGGCTGAATTAAACGACATACAGAAACTTGCTACAGATGTTCAGGTTCTTAAAACTGAAGTTGAACAGGTTGCAAATGTTAATACTAAACTTGACAACGCAATAGATAAATTAACTGATATATCAGGAAGTATTAAATCTATGTTGGCTGTACATGAAGAAAAACTATCTAAACAAGAGGATATTGATAAAGCAATATTCAACCTAATAGAGAGTCGTAGAGTCGAATTTGACACTAATTACAAAGAACTACACGCTAGAATCAATAAGATTCACAAAGAATTAACAGACGAAATTGAGATGTCTGAAAAGCGTTTAATGTGTGAAATTAAGACTTTAAACTCAAATTTAGACGGTAGGATAGGCGTTTTTGAGAAATACAGATGGATCATCATAGGGGCGGCAATAGTGCTAGGATTGTCTATGCCTCAGTTGATGTCAGTATTTAAAATTCTGTAATAGGACCTTGACAAAATAGTATATATAGTATATACTGTTTATTATGAGTGGTTACATTGATTTAAATTATATTAGTAAAATACAGCCTAGATTACAACAGTTTAAAAAGAAACGAGATTACCTTTTCAATTTTCGTTGTCCTGTTTGTGGTGATTCTAAAAAGTCTAAAACAAAGGCAAGAGCATATCTTTATAGAGTAAAAAATGATATGTTTTTTAAATGCCATAATTGTAGTGCTTCACACAATCTGGCAAATCTTATAAAGTTAGTTGATAGACCTTTATACGACCAATATATTTTAGAAAGATATAAAGGTAGTAAACCATCAAATGACGCTGAAAGTTTATTTGATAAGTTTAAAACTGATACAAAACAAAAATTAAAATCTACACCTCTACAAGGCCTTACAGCCTTTAGTAATATTGAAAATGAACATCCTGCAAAGCAGTATTTGATAAAACGAAAACTGCCTACAGAATACTTTGACCGATTATATTATTGCGACAAGTTCCAAACGTATGTAAATAAGTTGCGACCTGGAACTTTTGATAGTCTAAATAACAAGTACGAACATCCTAGATTGATAATACCTTTTTATGATGTTGGTGGTGAAATCTTTGCTTTACAAGGCAGAGCATTTGGTAAAGAACAACCAAAATATCTAACAATAAAACTACAGGAAAACAAACAAAAAATATTTGGCCTAGAACGAATTAATCTACACAAAAGATTATACATAGTTGAAGGTCCATTAGATAGTTTGTTCCTTGAAAATTGTCTTGCGGCTGGTGGTGCTGATCTACAACTACCTGTTGAAAAAAAAGATGTTGTCTTTATTTTTGATAACGAACCAAGAAATAAAGAAATTATAGATAGAATGTATAAGTTGATTGATAAAAGTTATATGGTAACAATATGGCCAGAAGGAACAAAAGAAAAAGATATTAACGAAATGATCGTAAACGGCAAGACAAAAGAACAAATACAAAAAATTATATTCGACAATACCTATTCAGGTTTGTCAGCAATTACTCAATTAAATTCATACAAACGTTGTTAAGGAGAGAAAAATGGTAATGGGAAACGAGTCTATAAACGTCAAAAAAAGAAAAGATAGAGGAACAGAACCTCTTAATATTGAAAAGATACATGAAATGGTTGAGTATGCTTGTGAAGATATAACTGGAGTATCTTCTTCCCAAGTAGAAATGAAAAGTGGTTTACAATTTTATGATGGTATTACCACAGACGAAATACAACAGATTTTAGTTAAGTCAGCTGCAGATTTAATAGATTTAAATAATCCTAATTACACATATGTAGCAAGTAGATTACTTTTATATTCATTGAGAAAACAAGTTATCGGTAAACTATGGGATCACCCACACCTTTATGATCATGTTAAAAAAATTGTAGAGATGGGATTATATGATAAAGAAATTTTAAAAAACTATCAAAGAAAAGATTTTGATAGAATGGAAAACTGGATCAATCATAATAGAGATTATGATTTTACTTATGCTGGATTAAGACAAGTGATAGACAAGTATCTAGTACAAGATAGAAGTACTAATCAGGTGTATGAAACACCACAATTTATGTACATGCTTATTTCAGCAACGTTGTTTGCTAAATATCCAAAAGAAACGAGGATGAGTTATGTTAAAAAATATTATGACGCAATTAGTCAATTCAAAATCAATATTCCTACTCCCGTTATGGCTGGTGTACGAACTCCTTTACGTCAGTATGCGAGTTGTGTATTGGTTGATATTGATGATACCTTACCTAGTATTTTCTCTGGTGATATGGCGATTGGAAGATACATCGCTCAAAGAGCTGGAATCGGAATCAATGCAGGCAGGATACGTGGAATCAATGCAAGAATACGAGGAGGAGAGGTCCAACACACTGGTGTTATACCTTTTCTTAAAAAGTTTGAGGCAACGGTTAAGTGTTGCACTCAAAATGGAGTCCGAGGAGGATCAGCAACAGTCCACTTCCCAATCTGGCACCAAGAAATAGGTGACATTATTGTTCTTAAAAATAATAAAGGTAGTGAAGATAATAGAGTTAGAAAACTTGACTATTCAATACAACTATCAAAATTATTTTATGAAAGATTTATAAACAACCAAGACATAACTTTGTTTTCACCACACGAAGTGCCTGAACTATATGAAGCCTGGGGAACACCAGAGTTTGATGAACTTTACGAGAAGGCAGAAAGAAAATTATCTATTAAGAAAACAAAAGTTAATGCACAAGAATTATTTTTTGATATATTGAAAGAACGTGCTGAAACAGGCCGTATCTATATTATGAATATTGACCATTGTAATACTCACTCATCTTTTAAAGATAGAGTTTATATGTCAAATCTATGTCAGGAAATAACTTTACCAACCACTCCAATACAACACATTGATGGAGAAGGTGAAATTGCTTTATGTATTTTATCTGCCATCAATGTGGGTAAAATAAACAAAAGAGATGAACTAGAACCTTTATGTGATTTAGCAGTAAGAGCATTAGATGAAATTATAGACCATCAAAAATATCCTATCAATGCTGCTGAAATATCTACAAAGGCAAGAAGAAGTTTAGGTATTGGTTATATTGGCCTTGCTCACTATCTCGCTAAAAAAGGTTACAAGTATGAACAGAAATTAGCATGGAGACAAGTTGATAAACTTACAGAAGCATTTCAATATTTTCTATTAAAGGCAAGTAATCAACTTGCAAAAGAAAAAGGACAATGTTCAGCATTTAAACAAACAAAGTATGCAGATGGTATACTACCTATTGACACTTATAAAAAAGACGTAGATGAATTAGTAAAAAGAGATTACACTTACGATTGGGAATGGTTAAGAAGTGAAATAAAAGAACATGGTTTAAGACACTCAACACTTTCAGCTCAAATGCCAAGTGAATCATCATCTGTTGTATCAAACGCAACAAATGGTATTGAGCCACCAAGAGATTATTTGTCAGTTAAAAAATCTAAAAAGGGTCCTTTAAAACAGATCGTACCTGAATATAATAAACTAAAGAACTTTTATACATTACTTTGGGATATGAAAGGGAATGAAGGATATATAAATATCGTTGCAGTAATGCAAAAGTATTTTGACCAGGCAATATCAGGTAACTGGTCTTATAATCCTGAAAATTATACTGATGGTCAAGTACCAGTATCGGTAATGGCACAAGATTTGTTGACGACATATAAACTAGGTTGGAAGACTTCTTATTATCAAAACACATATGACAGTAAGAAGGATGAAGAAGAACCTGCTCATCCAGTTGGATTCCACGATAACGTGCCAGAGGATAAACAAGAAGAAGTAAAAGAGGAAGAGGATCCAGAAAACTGTGATTCTTGTACAATTTAATGAAAACAGTATTTAATAAAGATAAAAAACTAGATAGTACAAAACAACCAATGTTTTTTGGTGCAGATTTAGCTGTACAAAGATATGATACATTTAAGTATCCTGTATTTGATAGATTGACACAACAACAGTTAGGTTTCTTTTGGCGACCAGAAGAAGTATCTTTACAAAAAGATAGAAACGATTACTCTCAATTATCTGAATCACAAAAGTTTATCTTTACATCTAATTTAAAATATCAAACAATGTTAGATTCAGTACAAGGTAGAGGTCCGTGTCTTGCATTTTTACCATTTGTTTCTATACCTGAATTAGAAGGTGCCATTGTTGCATGGGACTTTATGGAAACAATTCACAGTAGAAGTTATACATACATTATTAAAAATCTATATTCAAATCCATCTGATGTATTTGATACAATTATACAAGATGAGAAAATAGAAAAAAGAGCAAAGTCTGTAACTGAAGGTTATGATAAACTAATTGATTTAGGTTACAAATACAAACTAGACCCTAAATCAGTTGACGAATATGAACTAAAGAAAGCACTATGGCTATCATTAGTAACTGTAAATGTATTAGAAGGCTTAAGATTTTATGTATCATTTGCTTGTTCATTTGCTTTTGGTGAACTTAAACTTATGGAAGGTAGTGCTAAAATATTATCATTGATTGCTAGAGATGAAAGTCAACATTTGTTAATGTCACAAAGCATTATTAATAATTATAGAAATAAAGAAAATGATAAAGTAATGAACAAAGTTATTAAAGATACAGAAAAAGAAGTTTATCAAATTTATGATGACGCAGTCCAAGAAGAAAAACGTTGGGCGACTTATTTGTTTCAAAAAGGTTCTATGATAGGCCTTTCTGAAAAACTGTTACATCAATATGTTGAATATATAGCAAATAGAAGAATGAGAACTATAGGATTAAATCAAGTATATGAACACTCATCATCCAATAATCCATTACCATGGACACAACATTGGTTTAATAGTCGTTCAATGCAAAATGCTCCACAAGAAACTGAAATAGAAAGTTATGTTATTGGTGGACTTAAACAAGATGTAAAAAAAGATCAATTTAAAACATTTAAACTATAATGACAACACTTACTCCACCAAATTTAAATAAAGTTACAATCAGTTGTAAAAACTGTGATGTATCCTATCATGTTGAATGGGATGAAGAAATAGAACCAACTACTTGTCCTTTTTGTGGTGCAGACACTTCTATAGATGAAGAGGATGCAATTTTTGACAATGAAGAAGACGAAGACGATTGGAATTGATTATAGTTTAACAAGTCCTGCTATATGTGTATGTAGAGGTAAGTTTAAATTTGAAAATTGTAAGATATACTATCTTACAAATGTAAAAAAATATGAAGGTGATTTTTGTAATGGACAAATAAATGGCAGACTTCATTTACCCTATACCTCCGAGACACAACGACACGATCAAATTTCCGATTGGGCGATTAATATTGTTGATACTGCTATTGGTAATATTTTTGTAGAAGGCTACTCATATGGCAGTAAAGGACTTGTATTCAACCTAGCAGAGAATATGGGTGCTCTCAAACATAAACTGTACAAACTAAACAAGAGATTTGAAAGTATAGTGCCTGGTCAAGTAAAGAAGAATGCTACAGGTAAAGGCAATGCAGACAAGCTTAAAATGTATGAGCAATTTGTAAAAGATACACATATTGATTTGATGAAAGAATTTGATCAAACAAAACTAAACAATCCTGTAACAGATATTGTTGATTCGTTCTATGTTGCTAAGGCAGGATTTGATAAAAAGTAGAACAAAACAAGAACATTTAATCTAAAAACCTAATAAAATCAACACTTTTTAATGCTTGACTTTTAAGTATTTTTAGTGTAGCGTATATGTATATGACAAATAAAGGAGACACTATGACAAAAGAATTATACAAAACATTTAACATTGTTTACAAAAGAGAATACTTTGATTCCGAAGACGCAGAATATTTTTGGGGCAGTAGCTCAATGTATAAAAACGTTCCTATTTCTAAAATTAAGTATTACAGAAAACAATTACTTAAATTCAAAGATTATATGGATAAGACTTATAAAGAAGACGCAACAAACTTTGCTGGTGCTACTGCTATTGAGATAATCTATCCAGACGAATATTATCAAACTTATGAAGATGTATTCGGTCCAGAAACGGCTGCAGGTGACCATAATTTATTTAATGACTTTGGTCAATTATACAAAAGACAAGGCTTTAGAAAAGACTTCGATCCAGATTTAACAAAAAAATATACAACTAAAAGAGAATACATAACACAATTAAATTAAGGAGGACACTATGACAATAGACACAAATATAATATATACAAAAGAAAATATAGGTAAAAACCTATACAGAAAAAAAACTTATTATACACTTGTTGTTGAACAAGAGGTATTGGCTAAAGATAAAGACGAAGCTGATCAAAAGTTTTTAGATGATGGTGGCATTGATCATTCACAAATTAACCACGAGATAACTACAACTAAAAATAGTGTTGAAACTTATATGATTGACGCTAATTATTCAGATAGTGATACAACAGAATATCTTGGTAAAGTATCTTATACAGATGATGAGTATGCTGAAGAAAATGGTGATGTAGAAATTGATCAGTATGCTGATGAAAAGGCTTTAACTGAAAAAGAAGAGTCAGATGTTGATGTTGCTATTCAGTTAGAATCAGAAAATCAAAGAGGTAAATAATGTATAATGGTTATTTTGCTATCGCATTAGATAAACAAAGTTGTAGTGCAGTTAAAAAAAGTGCTACAATGAAAGTGTTAGTATCGGACCATATTACACTTGCATTTAAACCAAGTGTTAAGGTTTTTAATAAGTACAAAAATCTTGTGGGTAAAAAAGTAGGTGCTATGATTAATGGCTACAGAGCAAATAATCACATTGACGCATATTGGGTAAAAGATATGTTTTTATTAGACAGTAATAAAAAATTAAAAAGAAATGATAAAGGTGCTGCTCATATTACTTTATCACATAAAGAAGGTTATAGATCAGGTGACGCTAACACTATGTTTACAAATCCTAAAGTAAAAGACAAAAGACTTGGTTATGTAGAAGGTACTATTAAATACTTTAATTATGATAAAATATAGACTATTGACAAATTGATTAAAATGTGCAATAATAATAGAATGTCAAAAAAAATGACAAAAAAAGAACAATTAGATTTAATAAAATTACAATATCATAAATGGTTGAGTACATTGGGTCTTAATGTAAATGTAAAAACAGGCCAGATTATCAAATCAAAAAGAGTACCTAAACCTTTAGATACTTCAATATTCAAAGTAAGAGATTCTATACCAACAAGTGATAGGATAGTGGGTAGTACCTATAGAAGATATTATAGTACAAATTTACCTGCTGGTAAAACAATATCTGTAGCATACAACAAAGGCGGTTATCAGGTTGTTGATGCTAAAGATTTTAAATCAATGGGAAGGAAAATATAATGAAAACATTAATGCTGTTATCAATAGTTGCCATAATGACGGCTACTATGGCAAAGTCCGAAGAAACAATGGACACTAAAGTAAAGAACTATATTGCTAATGAATGGTCAGAAATCAAAGAATTTCAACAGACATCTTGGCAGGCTGGTAAAGAACAAAATGCTAAAAATTGGGCAAAGGTTAAATCTTTATTCACAAAGGTAAAAAATAATGTTACACAAGATTAGTGATTTTTGTAAGAAGATTGATACTATTAAATCACAATCGGACAAGTTATATAATTTAAAATATAACAATCCAAAAACACCTGAAAGGGACGCTGAGGTTAATCATTTAATTGATGATATACAATATATGTGTAAAATGATAGGTAATGATACATCTCCGTATGATAAGTAGAATCAATAGTACAATAGGTCAGATGTTCTTACTTTGTTCTATTAAAAACGTTGATTTTATTGACTTATTTAACGCTTGACTTTTATAATAAACTGTGATAGCATTAGTACATAAATGATTATTAACTTAACAAAAGGACACTATGATAGATAAACAAACTATATTTGAAGAATTTAAAATTGCAAAACAAAAAGATTTGCAACAATCAACTCAAAACGAACCGTATGAAGATGTGTTTACAAATAGATTACAACTATTAAATTCACATAAAGTTGCAAAAAAATCTAATCCGAAGATGTATAGAAATTTAGATATTAACTTTGATAATTTGATACTTGCATATTCTTCACCAGTTCCAGTTGATCACTTTTATAAAAAAGTGTTCGGCTTAACTTTACAAGAATACAAATATCAAAAATATTTAGAAGAAATGACTGAAAAACAAAAAGAAAAAGAAGAAAAACTTAAAAAAGAAGAAAAAGAAAAATTAAAAATTGAAGATGTTGAAGAAATTACTTTTAATTAGTTGTTTGTTGTTGCTCTCTAATTGTGCTAGTAAACAGTCCTATATTGGTGCATCCAGTACAGCGGCTGTTGCTGGTACAGCATGTTGGCAATATATAAGTGATAATCCTGCTGTTGTGGCTACTTGTGCAGTTGCAGGTTCATTTAAAGGTGCAGATATTATGAATGCTGAAACAGATGATCAATTAATGACAAGAGCATTTGTAGATCATTTAGAAAACGCACCTAGTAGTCCAGGGTTTACAACTTGGCAAAATCCTAAAACACAAAGTAATGGTATTATTAAGACCACAGGTTTTTATTTAAAAGGTCCAATTAAGTGTACAGTAGTTGAAACTACACATGATCAAAATTTAGACAACACAAGATTTTTTGATTCAATACTATATGGTAACCCTTATAGAAAAATGGAATGGCAAGAAGTTTGTAAAATGCCAGACGGAAGATGGAGAGTAAGTGATCAATAAAAAGAGAACATTATTTTTTATATTTCTATTGTTATTATTGATACCAGTATTAATGCAAGTTGCTTACTCGGAAGATTCATTTGAAAACACAATGAAAAAAATTGATAAATTAGAAGGCAAAAATGTTACAGTAGAATATGATAAAATACAACCTATCAAAGATCAATATTGCTTCATTAAGATAGAAATTAAACAATTAAACAATGGTGAGATTGTTAAACAGGAAGTAGTAGAATGTGCAGATGGCCGAAAGGCATACGATGGTCCTACATATTGGGAGTTATTTGCTCAATTTTACTATGGTGATATGAATACACCTGCCTATTGTAGATATTATGAAAGACCTAAACACGCATACCACAAACCTGGTAAAGTATGTTTAGATAAAGATGGTAATTGGGAGGTAAGATAATGATAAAAACGTTAATAATAACATCTTTTTTATGGGTATCCATTGCATTTACATGGGAACCATTTGTTGCAACAGTTGAGAGAACACAGGCTGTTGACAAAACAAAAGAAATAGTATATAATGTGTTTAATATTATGAAGGAGAAAGTGAATGAATAAGTATGTTAAATATGTAATGATAGGTGCTGTTGGCCTGATACTTACAGGATGTTCTAATAGTACATATAAAATCAAACAAGAAAAAGATAAACAAGTCCTTAAAGTACCATCTTGGTATATGAAAGATTATAACGAGAAAAAAGAATGTGGTACTAAAACGTTCGGCAAAGGTAAAGATAAAGTTTGTATCTTTGGTGTCGGCACAAGTGTTTCACCAGATTTAGAACTTGCAATTGAAAAAGGTATGATGATTGCAAAGGCTGAACTTGCTGACAAAGTAAAAGGTGAGATGAATAAGAAAGCAAAAATATTTACTACAGAATTAGGTAAGAATACTAATAAAACTGTTGTAACAGATGTAGAAACTACATTGGTAAATATAATCAAACAGACACCTGTAAGAGGATATGAAGTATTTGCTCAAGAGGTAACTCTAACAAAGAACGGATACTACAGATCATGGATTGGTTTAAGATTGCCAATGGGTGAATACAATAAAATGTACAACTACTCTATTGAAACTGTTGTTGACGCTTTCAAACTTAAAGAAATGGCTGATAAGGCCTATGATGAAGTAGAGGTTATTGCAAATGAGTCATAAAATAGAAATATACTCAAAACCTAATTGTGTCTATTGCGAGAAGTCTAAACATCTTGTAAAGACACTAGGTTTTAAGTACGAAGAAAAAATGTTTGGTAAAGATTTTACAACACCAGAACAGTTATATGAGGCTGTAGGTAAACAAGTAAGAACTATGCCACAAATAATAATTGACGATAAACACATTGGCGGATACAATGAGTTAGTTGAGTATTTTGCTGATAAAGGTCTATGTAATTTTAAAGGTGAAGTAACAAAGAATGTTGATGGCAAATAAAAACAAAGATAACATAATATTGTTTCCTAAAATTCCTAAACAACCACCTAATGCTAAGGCTCAGGAATTAGATGCTAAAAGACAAGAAATGATAAGACTTGAACATAATAAAGTTTTTGTTCAATCAGTAAGTGAAGACCTTACAGAAACAATGTTATTAAGATTAAAAGATGAAAACTTTAATCTAGCTGACCCAAAATTTTTAAGTGATTATAAATTATTATCTGAGTCGTTAAAATCAATGCTATTAAGACAAGTACACATGAAACACCCTTTACAAGAAAGAGTCGATAAGGCTGTAACAACAAAAGGTGAAGGTGAAAATTTATATGCTATTACAATTGATTATAAAAAATTTTAAAGAATTCCATAAAGCACTTTGGGATACTACAAATACTAAAACGTGCCTAGTATTTGATAGTTTAATTGAGGCACATTATATAATAAGGAGTGAATAAATGTTTAAATCATTATTCTCAAATGACTCATTAAGAGTTGTATCAAAATCAAAAAAGACATCTACAAGAGGTAGAAAAACTTTGTCAAAAAGACAAAAAGTTTTAAACCTTTTATCAAAAGGTGAACCAGTATCTTGGAAGTCTTTAAGAACTAAATTCGATTTAGGTTCACCAAGAGCTTTAATTGATACATTAAGATCAGAAGGAAACATGATCTATGTTAATCAAACTGCTAAAGGTACTTCATACAGAATGGGCGTACCAACAAAAGCAATTATCGCTGCTGGTATTAAAAAATTATATGGGACTCCGTTCGCATATAAAAATGCGTAATCTCTCTCTTTAAAAACGCATAAATAAATGTAGAGGCGGCCTTGTGCCGCCCTTACATAACAAAATGAGGAGGGCAATATGCCAACAAACACATCTAATATGAATATGCAATATAGTGGATCATCTGCTCCATTGCTACACGAAATTCTAACTAAAGTAAATAACGCAAAAGACAAACCTAAAAAGATCGAGGTTTTAAAACAAAACGACTCACTTCCATTAAGACAAGTATTGAAGGGTGCATTTGATTCAAAAATTGAATGGGATTTACCACCTGGTAACCCACCATATACGGTCAATGAAGCTCCAGCAGGAACTGAGCATACGACTCTATACACAGAAGCTAAAAAATTATGGCATTTTGTAAAGGGTGCAGATGAAAAACTTTCAAAAACAAAAAAAGAAATGATGTTTATTCAAATGCTAGAAGGTTTACACAAGGATGATGCTGAACTGATGGTCGCAGTAAAAGAAAAAGAACTTAATAAAAGATATAAAGGTCTTACAGACGCTGTGGTTAAAGAAGCGTTTGGTTGGAATGACGATTACAAAACGTCCTAAAACATAAATATTATAGAGTGATTCTATAGTATTCAACTATAGGGTGTAGAACAAAAGTAGAACATCTACTTGATAACTTGTCACACCCTATATTCCCTTTGATTTACAGTATAAAAAACGGCTAATTATTGTCCGATTTTGCTTGAAACTCATACTATTTTCTGATATAGTAGCAGTATGAAAACAACAAAAAAGGAGAATACACTATGTCAAAAGTAAAACAATATTATACTGATGAAGCTGAAAAGACAGTTGATAAGATTATCTTAAATTTTAAGAATAATCTAATTAATTTAGAAACTGCTGTCGCTGAAGTTATGAAAGTCGATAACCTTGATTTAACAGGTATTGATGAACACAACGTAGAAGAATGTATCCAAGATACATTTTACGATAAGGTTACTTCGTAATGCGTAAATTTTTGATAACAATAGTATTATTAAATTCTATTATATGGTTTGGACTATCTAGTCTAGTCAAAGCTGACGATTATAACACAGCTGTTATTGGTCATGTTATATCTGAAACCATAAAAAACACAGATATTGATACTTCTTATATTATAGAACAAGAGTTAGAAAAACTTGCTCACAAATTTGTTATTGATTCGATTTATATTATTCAAGCCTACTTACCTGAAATACTTGATGGTGTTGTTACTGATTTAAAATTAAAAACAGATCAAAAATACAAAGAGGAATTATTAAATGGCGAAAATAGTAACTAGAAAATCAAAAGCTCTGAAACTTAAAAGAAAGTTGAAAAAAGAATTTTCTGTAAAAAGAAAATATACAACTACTTACAAAGACATAAAGAAGTATTTTAAAGAATTTAATAATGCTATTTTTGATAACAAATTATCTCCATTTGGACAGATTCAAATAAAAGATTTAAAAAGAGAGAAATGTGTAGGACAAGTCATTACATTTGAGTGGAAAAGAAAAGGTACACGAATGTATAAATTAGAAATGTTACCTGCCTATCCTGAAAAAAGAGATTTTTTGGACACGTTAGTCCATGAAATGGTACATTTGTACCAAATGCAAAACCTAGGTGACACAGGAAATCACAATGATGTGTTTTGGTCCTTTTCACCAAAAGTAAACTATATTGGTTTACAATTATAGAAAGAAGAAAGTTATATTATGAGTAAAAATGAAAAGAACCATGTTGATGATTGGTTAAAACAACAAATTAGAAAAGGCATAAACATAATTGATTATGTTTTACAAAACAATGTAGGTGAGTGGGAACTATATTATACAGGACATTTACACAAAGACATCCTAAATAATTTTCCAGGCAGAACCAGTAAAAAGATATTTAAAGGTTATAGAGAACTTTTAGATAATAGTAACCTTGTGTTTATTCAAAAGAAGTTTGAAGAACATGGCTATGAATACTACGTAAAGAAAGGTATATAATGAAACTATTGAAAAAACATAAAGAAATATTGCAAGAGGTTGTAAAGGGTAAGGGTTATTGGAAAACTCCTACAGTACCAAAAAACCATTCCGAAAATGTATTAGATGATCTTGTTAAATTATATTTACAAGACCTTATTGTGTTTAATAGAGAATATGATGTGCCATCTTTTGGTCCTAGTAGCGAACATAAAGTAAGATATAAATGGTATATTGTTACTATGAATAAAAAGAAAACTATAAAAGACTTGAAAAAGGTAATTAAAGATGGTAAAATTTAAAGTTTTTATCAAAACAATGATGTTTGTTGTAGTAGTTACAGCAATGTCATTTGTATGGTACGGATATACACTTGATGGTAAACAAAGAGTAGAAGCTGCTGTACCATCATTGCCTGACTTTGAACATAATAATAATCAAATTTTTATAGATAATGTTAAAATGTGTGTTGAGTATATTCATTTTCACAATGATATTAGTAGAGTCAATTTAGAACTATTAGTAGCACAGGCAGCTCTAGAGTCTGGTTGGGGAACGAGTAGATTTGCCATAGAGGGTAAAAATCTATTTGGTATTCGTACATATGATTTAAGAGAGCCTCATATGTTACCTTGGAAAGATAAACCAAAAAAATGGGGCGTTAAAGTATTTGAACATGAGTGTGATAGTGTTTTACATTATACTAAAACCTTAAACAATCACCATGCCTATCAAGGTTATAGACAAATGAGAGAAGAAGGTATTGATAATCCATACATGTTGATAGAAACACTGGATGCATATGCGAGTGATAAAAATTACTTTGCTAAAATAAAAAGTATTCTCACAAAAATAAGAGAGGATTATAAATGACATTAACTGATGGTTTATTATTAGGTGTACTTGGCATAATGATTACAACTGTAGGTATGATGATTGCTTATATTATTGGATATCAAGTAATAAAACCAAAACCAAAAAAAGAATCAAATGCTTTAGATGATTTACTTAAAAGATATAAAAAGAAAAAGACTTTTAATTACTATAGGAGAAAATAGTATGAATAAAAAAATGACACGTAAGGTAGACATAACCGATTACCAAGATATGGCAGATTGTATTCGTAGTGATCAAGTGCCAGCTAATGAAATAGTTGAGATATTTACAGATAAAAAGTTTTATAAGTGGTATAAAAAGAAGTATTTAAAAGGATAATTGATGCTTGACTTCAATGTCAAATTAATATATAATATATACTATGATTACAATTGATGATATAAAAAGACTAAAAGATCCAGACAATCTTAAAAAACATAGATTAGATAATCTAGCAAAAGCTTGTGCTGATGCTACTTCAGATGAAATGAAATCTATGTGGTATAATAAAATGATGAATTTGGCAAATGAATATAATATGAAAGATTACGTAATGAGAAAGTTGATACATTAATGAATATTATAAACAATACCATTAAAACATTTTTAATATTAGTTGCTGTATATACAGTTTATTCAATTAATGTTATAAATCAAAATATAAAAGAGTCTGAAACAAAAGTAAAACGTAGTTTGATTATGCTAGAAGATAAAATGCTTGATGTAAAAGTAGAAAGTACAGTTGATAATTCATTTATTGATGAAAAACTAAATGATGTAAAAAAAGAATTAGGTAGTATAGACTATGATTTATCAATGCATATGAAACGATTAAAAAATGATTTAATTATTTTATATAAAAAATTAGATAACGTTGAAAACAAATTAAATAAACAAACAAAATATGAAAAGGCTGTATATTAGGGAGGTACAATGAATATATTTTATGTTGACAAAGATCCAGTAAAAGCTGCTAAAATGCTTTTAGATAAACATGTGGTTAAAATGATACTTGAGTCTGCTCAAATGCTGTGTACTGCTAAACGTGTGCTTGATGGTACAGAATATATGGCAAAAACAAAGAACGGTAGAAATATTAAAAGATGGAAACTTGATAATTCAAATGAAGAAGCAATTATTTACAAAGCAGGTTGGTTAAATCATCCATCTACACAATGGGTATTACAATCAGCATATAATTACATATGGTTATATAAACATATGATGGCACTTAACGAAGAATACAAGTTAAGATACAATCATACAAAAGACCATTTAACTATTCAAAAACTAGGTGACATACTTAAACATCCACCTAAAAACGCTAAAGTTAGTGTTGTAGGTACAGATGCTACACCAGCAATGCCAGATGAATGTAAAGTACCTGGTGATGTGGTTGCGTCTTATCGTAAATACTATATAATGAAAAAACAAGCATTTGCTACATGGAAATCACCTGCTAAAATGCCAGAGTGGTTTGCTGAAGGAATTAAAAATGAACAAAAAAAACAAAATAGAACAGCCTAAAATTTATGAAAGAAATCCTAATACAGGAGTTATACGTTGGAGATATATAGGAGAGTCACCTGACAAATTTGGTTGGCCAAACTACGGTAGGATTTTAAATGTTAAAAGAAAAAATAGTACAAAAAGGTGATGACCTTAAAATGTTGCAAGGCCACGATAGACTTGCATATCTTATTGACATAGCAAAAGATGTACCATCATTACCAAATGAAGTAAAAACTGAAGAAAATAGAATACGTGGTTGTGCTAGTAACTTGTGGTTAATAGGTGGAACAAAAGAAGATAATACAATGATATATAAAATAGATGCTGATGCCTTTATAACAAAAGGTACAGCTAAACTAGTAACTGATCTTGTTAACAATTGTTCTAAAGATGAAGTTGCTGGTTTAACAATTGAAGATTTTTTACCTTTAGGTATAAAAGAATTATTAACAATGCAAAGACAAAATGGACTAGGTAGTCTAATACAAAGGATAGTAGAAATAGCAAATACTAAATAATAATATGAGTAAAATAGAAGAATTTATACAATTAAATATTAACTTTTTGAATGATATTCAATCTTATCATTGGCAAACAAAGTCATATTCTGAACATGAAAGCTTAGGTGAGTACTATATTAAATTTAATAAAATGCTTGACGAGTTTGTTGAAACACATCAAGGTAAAACTGGTAGAAGAATTAAATTTAGTGCTGAATTAAGACCAGGCATTTTAAATTATGCTGATGTTCAAATAGTAAAAGCTGAAGTAAAAAAACAAGCAGATAGAATTAAAGAACTATCAAACAATAAAGAAGTTGCTGGTCAAATAGACTTGCAAAGTATATTAGAAGATATGCTTTTAGCAACTAATCAGTTACTATATCACCTATCATTAAATTAATGCCACTTTATACATTTGAAAATAAAAAAACTGGTAAAGAGTTTACCGAGATGATGACCATTTCTGAAATGGAAAACTATCTTTTAAAAAATAAACACATCAGACAAATTATAAATGCAGTAAATATTGTTGCTGGTGTAAGTGGTATGAGCTATAGAAGTGATGGTGGTTGGAAAGATAATTTAAGCCGAATTGCTGAAGCACATCCTAACAGTCCTTTAGCACAACAACATAAGAAAAAATCAGTAAAAGAAGTTAAAACAGAACAAGCAGTTAAAAAATATAAGGCTAGACAAATTGCAAAAAATAAATAATATAGTACAGAGCGAGCAACTGAAACACAACGGTCGTATACCTGAGTCAAATAGGTCAATCCGCTCATTGTACATTTTCAATACGGCAGGACATTTCTGCTTGAAAGTCCTGCCTATTTTATGTGTAGGATTATTACTTACAGCTTGTGCTAATAAGGACCTTAGTTTTAATCCTTATACAACAGTATTAAATAAAGTAATTAAAACTCAATACATAAACAATAAAGGAGAATAACTATGGCAGATATACCAGATTTTATGAGAGAGTTTGATACAGACGTTGATTACGGTTTCACTCCTGTATCTCAAAAACCAGCTGAAGAAACACAACCAGCCATTGATCCAAGTGTAATAGAAAATTCAAATTTAGAATTAGCAAAAATTAAATCAGATGTTTCTGATATTAAATCTGCTATGAGTGAAATTATGCAGATTGTTGCTGAAAAGGATACAGTAAACAAAGATATACAGAATGCTGATATAGAAGCAAGATTTAAAGAGATTGAAAAGATTGTATTGCCTTTTTTATATAATCTTTCAAAGTCCAATGAACCTTATATACATTGGCCAAATAGAGGACCAATTATTAAGGCACAGATGGACAAATTGTTAAAACTAACTAGGGGGTAAATATGTTAGAAGTTAAGGCTCATCATAAAGAATTAAAAAGAGCAGTAAATGAAGTTGAAGAAAAAAGAAAAACCGACCGAACAAGTCAAAGTTGGTTCGAAATTAGAACCCTTAAAAAAGTTAAACTAAAAGCAAAGGAAAAACTAAATGCAACTAAGCAAAAACTTTTCGCTTAAAGAACTTACTGCTTCACAAACAGCAGATAGACATGGTATTAGTAATAATCCAAGCGAAGATCATATGGATAACTTAAAAAATCTATGTGATAATGTTCTACAAAAAGTAAGAGATCATTATGGCAAAGTAGTATCTGTATCATCAGGATATAGAAGTCCTGAACTATGTTTAAAAATAGGTTCAAGTGCGAAATCACAGCACGCAAAAGGCCAAGCCGCTGACTTTGAAATCTTTGGTGTACCAAATGGTGAACTAGCAAAATACATTATTGACAACTTAGATTTTGATCAGCTTATATTAGAGTTTCACAATCCAGATGAACCTAATAGTGGGTGGATACATTGTTCATATAAGAACGCTGAAGAAAATAGAAAACAAGTATTAAGAGCATACAGAAATGATGATGGTAAAACGGTGTATGAACCGTATGATCCATCTTGAGCTGTTGAACGTCTTAATAATGAAAAAATAAAAGAGCAAAACAAGATCATTGACTTGTATATGCAAAAAGGTATATAATGAAATTTACTATTGTTATGTTAATTGATTTTATTGGTCACCCTAAATTAGGTGATGACTATACTAACAATAGAAGATATTCCGAATTGCTTAAATTTGCTACTAGTAGCAAACTTGATAGAGATAATATTATTTTTGTATCAAATACTAGAGGTGATATATTGTCTGAAACTTTAGATATGTTAAAGACAGCAGGATTTGATATTCTTTATACCCAAAGTGATGAGTCTATAAACAATATTGTAGATAAGATTAAAGATATAAAAGGTTGGGATATAAAACAATACACAACACAAGTCATAATAGGTGGTTGTAACCTAGGTGGCTGTGTTATAAATGCAAAACCTATAAGTGCAGTATTCTGGCAAAAAAAAGGTTTTAAAACAACAATACATTTACCTTTATGTGCCGAATATGAACAACCAGGCACTAATGCTGTAGAGAAAGTATATCGTAGTATTGAGCAGTTAAATCATTTTACAAAAGAGTATAAAGCATTTGATATAGAATATTGTAATGATTTTCATAGATTGAGGATGACCTATAAATAAAAAAATCAAATTATTATAGCTTGACAAACTTGACGAATAGTGATATAATAATTGTATAATATTAAATAATAGGAAGGTATATTATGGCGTTTAATTATGTAAAACTGAATGAAGAAAAACTACCTAAAAGTTTAGGTGTGAAAGGCAAGAGTCAAAATGGCATAAGATATTATACTATTGATGGCGTTAATATGCCTTCCGTTACCTCAATACTAGGACAGATACCCGAAAAACAAGTAGGTATACAGGCATGGAGAAATGCAGTTGGTGAAAAAATGGCTAACTATATTTCTACATCTGCTATCAATAGAGGTAAAGCAACTCATACATTAATAGAAAATCATTTAAAAAATGAAGATGACAAGTCAATAGGTATAACTGCTGTTACACCATTAGGTCTGTTTAGAATTATGAAACCTTATCTTGCTAGGCTCGATAACATACATTGTATAGAAGAATATTTGTATTCAAAAGAGATAAGTGTTGCAGGTCAAGTTGATTGTATTGCTGAATATAAAGGTAAACTATCTGTGGTTGATTTTAAAACCTCAACAAAAAGACGTGACGAAGATTATAATTATGCTAATTTTTTACAATGTTCAGCATATGCAAAAATGTTTGAAGAAATTTATCCTGACAAAAAAATAGAACAAACAGTAATTTTAGCTGCATGTGAAGATGGTTTTGTACAAGAATGGATACACGGTGAAGATAAGATAAAACAACATCAGGAGTTATTTTATAAACACACTAAAGACTTTTTTGACAGAAATAATATAAATAGTTAATAAAGAGTCAATAGTCGAATTAATAAAAAAGGTGATTTAATATATCCTACTTGCGACCATAACAGCTAAAGGGGAATATGAAAAAGATTTTAATAGTTTTAAGTATATTATTTTCAACTGTAGTTTATGCCGAGCATGAAGAATTTAGTAATGAAGTTTATATGCAACAGGTACCTGCTTTATGTGGTACAGTAAATGCTATACAAACTTATGTTGATCACTATAAATTTAAACCATATCACTTAACACTAGGTAGAACAGGTATGGTAGAAGATGGTGAACCAGTTTATATGATAACTTATATGGTAAATGAAGATAATACACAATCAATTGCTGTATTAGATATACCAAGTGGACTTGAAAGATGTATTTTATTTCATACATTTGATTTAGTAGTGCCACAAATGAATTAAACGTTGAAGGTAAGAGAATACCTGGAGAAGACGTGGCTGCAATGCCACCCACTCCACCATTTAAACAATGAAATTTAAGGGGTGGAACTAGGATCGATTCACAGTTAAAACTTACTGGAGTTTAATCGCTGACAACGTAAAGTCATCTTATAAATGCTAACAATTTAGCGATGGCAGCTTAATACTGCTAAACGGTTTGCCTGTACCGAGTAACAGAAACAGGCTTGACAAAATCACTCACAGATGATATAATGAATGTATGAATTTAATGAATAGTAAAAAGTTTAGTCTTATAGTTGAGGATATTGTTAAAAAGAAAAAGATAACTTATATGGATGCGGTTATAAGTTATTGTGAAGATAATGATATAGATCCGTCATCTATAGGACCTCTTGTAAATAAATCACTTAAAGAAAAAATAAAAGAAGAAGCACAAGAACTTAACTTGGTTGAAAAATCAAGTACAGCAGTTTTGCCTATATGAACAGTTATGAAGCTTATACATTATACCTGGCAATTAAACTACACTTCACTTCCTCTAATTATGATTTTTACAAGCACAATGCCAAAGTTAATGCAACTTTTAATACATTTTTAAAACGCAATGATAGATTTTTTTTTCATAAACTTACAACTAAATACAATAAGGAAGAAATGCTAGAATATTTTGTATGTAATTTCTTTCATAATTCAAAAACATGGATAGGAAATTTAGTTAGAGCTGATGGAGAAACAAACTATACAAAGTGGAAAAAATATAATCAATCATTTACATACAATTTTAGAAATGATTGCTTATTATTGCGTAATATCATTGATGCTGATAGGATTTCTTTTGATGATATTTTTCGTATATCTAATGGTCAACACCCGAGATTGTTACGGTTACTTCTTTCTGAACAAATCGGAGTACAAACATTCATCATCTTGGATAAGATATTATCGTTTTGTAAAAATTGGGATAAAGAAATTGCCGAAACTATTATATGGCCTGAAAAGTCATTTAAGGTTGCCAAGTTAAAACCATTTGTCAATTTCAACTTAACAAAATGTAAATTTATTATGAAAGAGGTTTTTGTATGAGTGAAGAGCGTAAACTAACCGAAGAAGAAGTAAGACAAGAATATAGACAACACAGAAAAGATAAAGTGTTTGCTCAATGTTGGCCTGCCAATAATGATAGTTTTTATGAATGGTGTTCACAATACATAGATTACCAACATATAAAGAAACGAAGATGAATAGAGTATTTTTAATTGGCAACGGTGAAAGTAGAAAAGATTTTGATTTAAATCTTTTAAAGCCGCATGGTAAGTTATATGGTTGTAATGCCATCTATAGAGATTATCCTGAACTGATAGATGTTTTAACTTCGGTTGATGGTGGTATGATACATGAAGTATATCACTCTGGTATTGCACAAAAAATACCATGCTATTTTAGAGCATGGACTAAAGTTCCTGCAATGTTATATCAAAGTATTGTTGAGGGTATGGCTTCAATACAAGATTTAAAAGATATGAAAGAGTTTGATTTAATAAAGGCAAACGAACAAGGTGACTCACAAGAATTTGTTACACACGGTTCTACAATTGAAGGTGCTATTACAATATTAAAAAAGGCAAAAGAAAAAGGCGGCGATAGAGAACGAGTAAAAAAACATATACACAATTCCCACGTTTATGTTTCATGGATAAAACAACCTGATAAATCTTATGACATAAGAGAGTGTGAACCAGATGGTGTTGATGATGGTTGGGCGTGTGGTCCTACAACAGGTTATATTGCTACAAAATTAGAAAAACCAGATGAGATTTATATGATAGGCCATGATCTAGTATCTGATACAAACACAGTTAACAATCTGTACAAAAGCACAAAGAACTATGTTGCTTCAGAATTTGAACCAACGCCATCAGGTAATTGGGAATTACAATGGAAAAGACTAATGGAGTTAAATCCTAAAATTAAGTTTTTTAAAGTAAACAAAGAATTAAACGATAGTCCTACAAACAGAAAAATAGACGTATTTACAGCACAAGAGGACATCAATTTAGAATATATTGATCAAGCACAGCTGCTTGACAGATTGAGTGCAAAGTGATATAATAGACATATGTTTGATAAAATTTTATATAAGATTTTAGAAAAGATTTCTGCCTATATAGAAAAGGTAGAAAAATTTGTTAATGATAAGAAAAAGAAGCATAAATAATACTATACTTACATTAATACAAATACGTACAACAATATATACAAGGAGATACATACAATGTCAAGTGCATTAGAAGCCCTAAAGAAGTCAAAGTC